ATTTGTCAAATAAAACATCCAAATCATCATCACATATTTCATAAAATGGGATTTCCAATTTTCTCAAGTATTTTACAAAATTTTTACACTTTGTTGTACTATTATTTATAATAACAGGTATAACACCCAAATATAAACTTTCCCAAAATCTATGAGTATCTATACCATTACCACGCAAACATAAACAAAATCTATGACTGGCTAATTCTTCCAAATAATTTATATATGGTTTACCATTAGATATTGTTAATTTACCCTTTTCTTTTATTTTATCTAATATATTTTTCCTATATAAATACGTATTAGGATTTATATTAACATATATCGGATTTACTTTTTTATTCCTATATACTTTACTTATAACTTTATACAATTGCAATATATCACCGTGAGGCCACATAGAATTTGCTATACCAATAGGTAGTAATGATATCTTGTCAGAATCAATCGTCGTATCTATATTTTGTGCATACACCTTCTTTACATAACTAGATGTTAAAATACTTTTATGTGCATCTGTAACTGAATGATCTGAATTATGACAATAAATAACATATCCAATCGATGCATCCAAATATGGGAAAATATATTTTTGAAAATCATCTAAAATATGAGTGTAAATAAATAATTTTACTACATTCTTATTAGATACTTTACAACATTGTTTAAAATAAGCCTTCAATAAATTTATATTCACATTACCAAAATCTTTTATAATAATAACGTCTTTTGCGTGTTTATCTAGATTTTTATGAAAAGCGTATATTTCTTTCGTTAATAAAACAAAATCACACAAACCCGCAACTCTATCACCGGAGATAATATCATCGAATAATAAATCAGAAACACTTGAAAATTGGTACAATTGTTTACTATGAATATGCAAATTAAAAATTTTATGTAGATTTACAGATTTTAATATAGGAATTCTAATTGGAACTTGTAGATCATCTAATTCAGTTTTCAACTTTAAAAATTCATAATCAGATGCCTTAATAATCGCAGTTTCGTTAACAAAACCACGAGATGGATTATTCATCATATTCATATCATTTTGTTCTGGTAAATTTCTGTAATCAACACCACCTAAATATTGTCCCAAAGCAGCACCGTCAAAAATAATTTCTGTTTGTTTATTATATGGCATTATAGGTAAGTTTATTTTATCTTGATATTTACCTAAAATATTCATATCATTTACAAATTCACTAGATGTCTCCAATTCGTTTGTTATAAATTGTGTCAAATTCATTACTTCAATGTAACTAGGAAAGTATAACAAACTAGGTATTACTCTATCTGGAGCATCTTGAATCATACAAATCTTATCAATTTCATCTACTATACAATTTTTACATATGTATTCGTAGACATTATGAAAATTATCGTATATCATAATATCATTCTCGATATGAAAAACATTTTTTATATTAAATGTTTGCATAAAAATACGTAAATAATAAAAACGTGCAGTTGTAGATATCCAAAAACCATTTCTAAAAACGGACATATTAGCAAATTTTGTATTAATTAAATTTTTATAACTATTGAAACCATTATCATTAACAGAAACCATATCTAACAACGAGATTGGTACTATATTAATAACATTTTCAAAATTAAAATCGCGTTTAGTATAATCATTCAAGTTAAAACACCGAATACCACGTTCCAAAGTTTCTACTAAATTGTCACTTACAATTATATAAATCTTGGTTTTGTATAAATTTACTAATAAAGTTTGATATAAACTATCAAACAAATATTCTGGCAAGTTGTCACCTATATGCACGTACACTAAAGAGATATTTCTCATTAAAAATTGAATATAATTATAATAACATTATTCTTATTAATTTTAAACTAAAATGTGTGGTATATTTGCGTTAATTGAAAATACTGTAAATACACCAAATGAAAATGATCCGAATACAAAAAATTTAATAACTGACAATTACAAAGATCTAATAACATCAACTACAACTCTTTTAAATCACAGAGGTCCTGATTCACACGGAAATAAATTAATCATTGATCCTCAATCAAACAAAAGTTTATTAATGTTACAAACACGTTTAAAAATTAATGGTGATAATACAACACAGCCTTTGATATCAAAGGATAATAAACTATTTTTAATAATTAATGGTGAAATTTTTAATTGGCATAAATTAGAAAAACATCTTGATTACAAATGTACAATGTCTGATTGTGAAATCATTTTTCCATTATATGAAAAGTATAAAAATAAAATTCCTGAAATGTTACGAATGTTAGAAGGTCAATTTTCATTTGTTCTTTATGACTTGGAAAACAAACATATATTAGCTGCAAGAGATCCTATCGGTGTTACACCATTATACTTTGGATATAAAAAACATTACAAAACATCAAAAGGTGACGATTTTACAATTGATCGTTTTGTTATATCATCTGAACTTAAATGTTTAACAAGAGTTGATAACTCCAATTATAATAAAACACCTGCAAATGGAAAAGAAAGTCTTGTTGATAATATTAAAGTTTTTTATCCAAGATCATTTTTATATACTCCTATATCACAGATTGACAATGACTATACTGTTAATTATTATATGAATTTTTATGATAATTATTCTGATATTAAAGAAGTAATGCCACCACAATTAAGAGAACATAAAATGATAACAGAAACGATTAGAGAAAAATTAACAGCTAGTGTACATAAACGTTTAAAAGATGTAATCGATAACAATATAGAATTTGGAGTATTATTATCAGGGGGTTTAGATAGTAGTCTAATAAGTAGTTTAGTAGTATCTATAGCAAACGATTTAGGGTATAAAGAAAAGATCAAGACTTTTAGTATTGGAGTAAATGCGTCTGTTCCAGATTTAGTTGCAGCAAGAACCGTTGCAGAATTTTTACAAACTGATCATAAAGAATATTATTTTACTCCTGATCAAGGTCTAAATCAAATAGAAAATGTTATCTTATTTGCAGAAAGTTATGATTGTACAACAATTAGAGCTAGTACACCTATGTTTTTACTTACATCATCTATTAGACAAGATTTCCCAAATATGAAAATTTTATTTTCAGGTGAATTATCTGATGAAACCTTATGTTATCTATACGGAGCAAATGCACCATCTGAAAAAGATTTCCAAATGGAAACAATTAATCTTGTAAGTAATGTTCATCTATTCGATTGTTTACGTGCAAACAAAATGTGTATGGCAAATTCATTTGAAGTAAGAGTTCCATTCACAGATATAGATTATGTAAAATACATCTTATCATTGCATCCACAATGGAAAACATTTGGTAGTTTATCACGAAATCACATAGAAAAACAAATATTAAGAGATTCTTTTGTAGGATATTTACCAAAACAAATTTTATATAGAAAGAAAGAACAATTTAGTGACGGAGTTAGTAGTTTAAAAAACCCTTCTGAAAATTGGATTGATTCTATTAAACACCATTGTAATAACATATATACAGAAATGGATTTCTCATCAAAAAGAAACAATTACACTTATAATAGACCAAATACAAAAGAAGAACTTTTTTATAGAGAAATTTTCACTAGATTATTCAATGATAAAAGTTATAAAAACACAAGTGAATTCACTGTTAAAGTATGGCAAACAAAATGGACAGATAACACAGACCCAAGTGGAAGAGTACAATCGTATTGGAAACCTAATTAATTACATACAAAATGCACAAAATGTATTTTTAATATTTTTTAATAATTGATATTCGATAAAATAAATTTCTTGATAAATTATAATAAAGGATGTATATAATTTTGCGACAAGCACCATCTGAAATAGACAAAATACTAAATATATTTTACTCATCTGATATAACACCTATTAGAAATTGGGTAAAAGAATATATAAATGAAGAAATAGAAAGTTACAAATACGCTCCAAATAACAGTAATATAAAAAATGTTTTTTATGAATTAAACGATGGAGAATTTTGTTTTCAATTACTAAAGCACTATAAAAAAATAAATAAAGGATATGTATACAACTCATCTGAAAAAATAACAGATATCATTTATTCTATCTCTATATTAGAATTTGATAGTAATCATTGTAAACATTTAGAAACTTCTGATATGTGGCGAAATGTAAATCAAGAAGTAAATAATAGAGTACTAAAACAATTAGATAAAGATACATTATTACAAATTATTAAAAAACTAGAACAAAGAATTAGTACAAAAAACGTTTGGAATAAAACAGAATTTGTAGGATTACTCACTGAAACACTAAGATCTTCTAGAAAAGATTTATATAGTTCAATAGCTAAACGAATGAAAAGATTTGGTCAACGAAAAAGCTTCTATAAAAAACAAGCACATACTATAATAAATATACCAGACGACTTTAATTCATCAAGATCCACTTGTAAATTAGAAGCTATAAAACACGAAAAAACAGATCAATAAACAAATATAAAAACAAATATAAAAAAATATTAAAACTAAAATTAAAACGGAAATTAATAATAACGCTATTATTAATTTTTAACGCTATTATTAATTTTTATATTAATTTTTTTATTTACTAATTATAAAATGTCTGAAAATCAAACATATTCGATAGAATACGTTTTCAATAATGAAAAATTATTCAATGACAAAAACTTGTGGAAAAATATTATTAAAAATTTAGGATATGATGAATTTATTAAACAATACATCGAAACAGTCAGAGATAACTACAATAAATATATAAATGAATACGATACACAAAATTTTAATTTTTTCCCAGATATTTTTTATTCGGATAAAAAATTAAGAAAGGCACTTAGTGCCTATATATGTAAAAAAATAGGTCTAGAAAATAGTGAATTTAACAAAACAGATCTAAGCTTGCGTTGCGATGACATCGATAATGATATGAGTGATATCATTATATCTCATTTACTAGAATTTATTTACTTTGATCAATCACCATCTATAATAAACCAATTGTTTTTAAAAGGTACCAAAAGTGAATTGACCATAAATAATGAAAATTTTTACTATGATTATTTTATTTGGAGACGAACAGATGATCCAAATATTGTAAAAGCACCTAGAGAATTAGATGTCACAAAAGAGAATTTTAAAAAATATTCCGTATCACACGGTGTTGGATGGTCAATTAAACAACTTAGAACATACTTCGCTACTACAATCCTACCAATCATTTTGCAACGATCTGGATTAAATATTAATGTAAATCTAAAAGGTTATAAAAGGATAATTGATAAATTTGGATGGAAAAGAATTCTAGGTTATATAATTAATATCTATATAAATAACAAATTAGACATTGATAATAATATTATACAAGAAATAGATAAAGAATTAAAAAGATTATTACAGGATACAACAATAGGTATAAATTATATAGGTGTTGGAAGTATAAGACCATATAAGAATCGCGACATTATTGGAATTCATAACAGAGCTATGGATGAAATTTATGATTTAATAACACTTTTAAAAATAGAAAGGGAAAAGAGAAAAATTATTATACAAGAAAGATTAGAAAAAATAAAAAAATATGTAGAGAGAAAACATCTTCCTGAAAAATACAAATACAAATGGCAAAGAATGTGCGCTAAATTAACTACATTTGATA